AAAATGAGCCGCAAGAAAACAGGTGCAGCTACTGGAGCAGGTACGGTCGCGCCAGTAGTAGCCCCAAAGAAGTCAGGGCAAATGGGTCGAAACAACCCCACAGCTACTCCTAAGAAAGGGCCTAATAAGCTGAGCGGCTACGTGGCGAAAGGTGATCAAAACCCAAAAAGCGTGCAGTCAAGTCGGAAAAGAGATGTCACCGGCAAAGTAGAGACTAAAGGCGGTACATACAAAGTATTTAAAAAAGATTCAACGGCAGCGAAAGATTTTAGAAGTGCTTTCTCCCGTGCAAAGAAGCAAGGGTACAAAACCTTTACTTACAAAGGACAGAAGTACACCACCGAAACAAAATAGGAATTAGTTATGAAGATTGTAAGCAGCGAGGCATTACGAGTAACAACATTGGGCGGTACAGCCGTGTTGTTTGAAGCGGGTGTACCTAGAGAGATCGCAGATGAGATTGGTCTCCTCGCAATACAAATGGGTGCAAAGGAATACAACGACAAGTATGTCGAGATTGAAGAGGCAGAAATTGCCGAATTCGAAGAAGTTGTTGAGGTCGAAGCCCCGTCCCTAGATGCAGACCTAGTAACTGCACTAGAGAAGCTTATGGACGAGGGCGACCCTAAGAACTTTAAACAAGATGGTTATCCCAAAGCGGCAGTCGTAAACAAGATAGCAGGCCGCACTGTTGGCACAGATGAGCGTGAGGCAGCTTGGGACTCAATACTTAACTCTTAGGTAAATAGTTATGACAGTCACCGTAAACAGTGTAGTCGATAGAGTGCAGACCGTATTACAAGACACTACTGGCGTTAGATGGCCGATTGTTAGCGAGCTTGTTTTATGGGTAAACGACGCTCAACGTGAAATCGCTTTGATGAAGCCTGACGCGAGTGCGGTAAACACTACCGTCACGCTAGTTGCTGGAACTAAGCAATCAATTCCGTCAGCAGGCAACAGACTGCTGAAAGTGGTTCGTAACATGTCTGCTGCGAGCAACGGCACAGGTAAACGCGCGGTTCGTTTAGTAGATCGTGAGGTTCTTGATTCACAATCCCCTGATTGGCATGACCCATCTGTAACTGGCCAAGCAGCACATACAAATGTCGTCAAACACTACATATACGACGAATCTAATCCACGAAACTTCTACGTCTACCCAGGTATTAATGGGAACGCTTACCTCGAGATCATTTACTCAGCAAACCCATCGACTGTAGCAGCAGGCGGAAACCTATCTATCCCAGACATCTACGCCAACGCTGTTATGAACTACGTCCTGTACATGGCTTACATGAAAGACGCCGAGTTCGCTGGCAATGCTACACGCGCAACCACCCATTACCAGCTGTTCACTACTGCCATCACAGGCAAAGGGGCAGTAGACGCGATTACTAATCCAAATATGGAGCGTAGACCAGCACCTGACATGGGAGTGTAAAGAATGGCCATATCTTATGAGGCTTTGCTTCCCGAGATACTACCGATGGTGCCAGGGTGCCCTGATACGTTAATTGAAAATGTCGTTCGGTCGGCTGTTATTGAGCTTTGTGAGAAAGCTGAGGTTTATCAGGCAGAGCTTGATCCTATAACAACAGTTGGAAACGTTTTCGAGTACGACCTAGAAGCGCCGTCTGGTACAGCCGTCCAAAAAATTCTTTGGATAACTCATTTAGGCAAAGACCTAGAGCCAATCAGCACTACTTTGCTAGAGCAGCGGTTGCCGGATTGGAGAAATGAGAACGGTGTACCTGAGTACTTTATTCAGCAGAACTCACAGACATTTCTTTTAGCACCAATTCCATCAAACACAGTCGCTTCAAGTACGGTGGTGCGTGTTGTTCTCAAGCCTACTTATACAAGTACTGGCTGTGAAGACGATGTAATGAACGATTACCGCGACACCATTATAAATGGAGCGTTGTTCAGACTTTTAAGAATGCCTAGTAAAGACTGGTCTGACTTGTCAGCAGCCGGTGTGTATGGGCAGTTATTTAATCAAGGTGTTGATATGGCCGAGCGAAGAGCTCGCCGTGCCGATACCGCATTATCTAGGAAGGTGAAATATGGCGGCAGCATGCCAGGAGCATGGCGCACTAGGCGCAGACGTTACGGAAACGGCGGTTAATCCACAAATAGTCTCAGTGAGAGATCACTGGGAATGGGTTAAACGAGGTGTAGAAGAGATTTTAGCTGAGCAGCCTCAGCTGACGTTCAGACCAGAAGATGTTTATGCAGCGTGTCTGAGTGAGCAAGCCCACCTTTGGGTAGTTCCAGAAGGTTTTGTAATCACAACTGGAGAACGCGACCAGTTTACGGGAAGCAGAACTTTTTTGTTTTGGCTGGTATGGGCTAAAGAGCGAGGGCAGAACTTCCGAGATAAGTACTACCCATTCTTTGAACATGTCGCTAGAGAAAACGGGTTTCAAAAGATAGAGACGCGGACACCCGTATCGGCATTAGAAGAGTATTTAGTAGCCGACGGTTGGACTAAAGACACGGTAATTTATACGAGAGAACTGTAATGGGTAGCAGACCTAAGATGCAAGATTACAAGCCTTCAGAAGCTGAAAAGACTGAAGCGAGGATCGCCGCGCAGAAAGCCGAGTTCTTTAACGAGCACTATGCGCCTCTCAACGTAGCTGAGCTGAAAGACTCTATGACTGATGACATTAAGAACCTCGCCCGTGCGCGAGGAAACGCGGATGTCATGCAAGGGCTGACCAGTAACTTGACTTACGCCCAGACGCAGAATGCTGGTGATGTAGTCGCAGACTTATCAGGTGCATACCAAGGCGTATTAGGCTCTGCGGGTTCTGGTGCACTCGATATACAGAATAAGCGTGGAACAGCCGCCATAGGTTCAGCTCAAGGCCAAAGCGCGACAACAGCGGGTGCTTTGTCGACGCTTACTAATATCGGTAATAACCGTGTCCTCGACGCAGCTAAGAACAAAGCAATGGTTAGAGCTGCTAGAGATTCCGCAATTATGAAAGTAGCGGGCGCGGGTGCGGACAAGATGTTTGGCGCAAAGGAAGGCCAAGACCCAACAGCATGGGACAAGTTCCGTGATGCCTATAAAGAATACAGCTAGAGGGTGATTAGATGGGTAACACTATAGCAGATCGTTCACAAAGACTCGCTGAATACAGAAGAAATCGTGGCGGCCGCCATGACGAATACGCTACAAATAGCGGAGGCTTGACGGCCTACGATAAAGACGGCGAAGTAGATCCAGAAAAAACTCTGGCGAATATTTCTCAGGCTGACTACGACAACTACTTGAAAAATATCCAGCCACTAGAGTTGCAGCTTCTCGACAAAGCAAAAAATGACACCAGTCTGATTGATCAAGCTGTAGAAGACAGGGATCGATCAAACGCCCTTATGACAGGTATTGCTAACCGTAATGCAAATCGGTACGGGGCCGCACTTACTCCCGCACAGCTTCAGCAACAAGCTAGACAGCTTCAGATGGGTACCACCCTAGCTGGTGTACAGGGTGTCAATGATGCTCGTGTTGCACAGAAAGATGCCAACAGGGCACTGATGGCAGACCTTATTGATATTGGTCAGGGCGTGAACCGCTCTTCATTAGCGTCGTTAGGTAATGCAGCGCAAGCAGCTGCACAACGTGAATCTGCATATAAAGCCGCAAAAGCACAGCATAAAGCTCAGACATACAGCATGTTGGGTGGATTGGCTGCTGCTGCGATCTTCTTGTAGACAATAGAGAGATAAGAATATGGCTACATTATTAGACTCTTTCATGGGTGGCGCACAAGGCAGCAACAACCTGCGTCTGCAGAATGAGTACCGAAACGCTCAACAACAGGCGATCGCTCTTAATGAAGAAAAGGCTCAACGTGATCGCAATCTAGACACTGCTAACCAAGCAGCTGTTCTCGCACGCCAGTTAGATATTACTGATGATGGTGGTTTGACCATCAACCAGGACAAGCTGTCAGCTAAGCTAGAAGAGCAAAGAGCCAACAATGCGTTTGATCCCAAAGTACAGCAACTGTTTTCTATTCTTGGTAATGAAGACCTGACGGTAAAGAATAACCCTGACTTTGAATTCACTGGCTTGGCTAAAACCCCTGATGGAAATCTAACATTAGCTGGTGCGTACAAGAACGAACCAGAGAAAGGTAGGTTCTTTACGTTTGGTAGAGAGAAGGGGGATGACGCAATAGTGGCCGCTGCCCCAGTAAAAGATATCGTTGAGTTAGCTTCAAACCAATACAACCAAGCGTGGACAAAACCAGGTGTGTCCGATCTTTATAACGAGATGGATGCACGCATGCGCATCAGTGGCGCTAATCAGGTACAAGCTGACAACTCGCCAAAACTTCGGTTAGCTGTATCAGCACTTACTAACGAGTTAGAGCAGGCTATTGCGGCTACTGCTGGTGATGATGCGGCTCGGATTAACACGAATCTTAAGAACGAGCTAAAGGGTGTTCCTTACTACCAGCAGCTCCAGATTCTGCAGAGCTATGGCGACATGCTCCAAATACCTTCAGTGAAAGAGGTTATCACTCCTGATGTAGTAGAAGCTGCTAAAGCTGCAGAAGCAGAAGCTACGACACAGCCCTCTGGACAAACGCCTGCAACCGCAACAGAGCCAGAGCCAGAGCCAGAGCAAGACCAACGAACAGTGGCGCAAAAGAACAGAGATAAGCGAAATCAAAACGCGAGATCGCAGGCTGAAGATAAACAGAAACAAAAGCGTATCGCTCAACTAGAGGCAGAAATTGCGAAACCTCTACCTGATGATGCGCGTTTGCCTGTGAAACAGGCTCGTGCACGCAAAGAAGCAGAGCTGGCGCAACTTAAGGGGACAGGCCAGAAGAAACCAGAAGAGATTAAAGACCCAGATCCTCAAATTGAGTCAGCGGCTAAGACATCCGCTAAGGCTACAGACCAAGACATTATCGATGGCAAGGTTCAATTCACCAGAGAACAAGTTGAATCTCTGCAAGCCCGTTTGAAAGATAAAGGTATTACTGATCTAAACGGAATAGTAAAAGCCTCTTATGAAGAACAGCAGGCTATGCGAGGAATGATCGCTGTGCTTGCAAGAGATGCGGAAGCTCGTAAAACCGCTTTGGAGCAGTTCGACAATGTAATTGCTACTGGTAACCCTGATTACAATACTAAAACGCTTACAGAGGCGAGACTTGCTCAACAGGAAGCAAACACTAAAGGATACACCGCTGAAACAGGGCGAATGAATTCAAACCGCTTAACGACAGAAATGTTTTCAACCTTTGCAGGTAGTACAGGCACATTCATTGGTGAGAAGGTTAAGAAGATTACTGACCTATTTACTGATAAAGATGGCGAAGCTGTGGAGCCAAAAGTTGACGACGTGAAGAACGCAATGTTTGGGCAAGGTGGTGCTGCTTCATCCCTCTGGGGCAAAGCTAAGAACCAAAAGCGTATTCTGGATAGCACCACCGCATCTGCTCAGGAAAAGGATGCTGCACAACGACAGCTAAACATGTTGCAACAGGCGCTTCTTGCGCAGCTTAGTTTTGCTATGCAATACCGAAGCGCGAAGGGCGACTTAGAGTTCAGTGTTTTTGCTACCGATTCTGGTGCGTCACTGTCTGGGAATGATTCAGCTCTATCTCGTATCGCCAGAGACGGTGATGGTTACATCATCGTTAAACCTGGAACCGGAGAACAGGATGGAGACCGTATTACGGGAGAGCAGCTCGCAAACTTCTTTGGTGATAAAGAGCTTTTAGGTTTCTTTAACGAAAAACTAGACGAAATTAGTAAGAAACGCGGCTTCTAAAAAGGTAGCTCATGGCTAAAGATCCAATACAGTCGCTCTACGACTGGAGTAACGACGGTTACGACACTCAGGTTACTGAAGCGTCTTCTGCGGTCACTACGCCCGATGGCTTAGGCGAGACGTTTTCGCGTGGCTATCGTCAAGGCCTTGAAGGTATCGCAACTGATCTTGACTACTTCAAAGGACTTTTCAACACAGCTATCGGTGACGAAGAGGCCGCCGCAAAGAATATCGAAGAAGCAAGACAGCGTGAGACCCGAAACATCGGGGCTTTCGGTGAATTACAAAACTTCGAAGAATTTGTAGAAAACCCAACGTTCGGTGGGTTCCTAACCCAGGTTGCTAAAAATGTTGGTCAAGTAACTCCATATCTTTTCACTACTGTCGGTAGTGGTCTTGGTGGCGCGGCAGTCACTGGCCTCGCTAAGTTTGGTGCTGGACAAGCCAGTAAGCATGTAACGCGTCGATTGGTAACTGATGCCTTCGAAAAGAAGATGAAAGGCGAACTGACTGACGAAGTTGAAGATCGTATTCTTAATGTTTCTTATCGACTGGCCCAACGTAATAACCCATTGGGTAATGTCAAATTATCTACTGGTGCAAAGGCTGGTATGTACGGTCAAGAGTACACCACAATGGCCGGTTCGAATTTCGGCGAAAACCTAGATTTCCTTGATGATGATGAAGCAGCGTTACGCGCAGCAGGCTTGGCAATACCGCAGGCATTTATTGGCCTGAAAGGTGAAGAGCTTCTAGGTCGCATGCTTGTCAAAGACCTTGGCGAGCTCGCAGCTAAACGTACTACCAAAGAAGGTTCAGCATTTAGCGAATACGCTAAGCGACTTGGTACCTTCTCTCTCAAAACAGGGAGAGGCGCTACTACCGAAATGGTTGCTGAAACTTTGCAAGAAGGTATTAGTGTAGCTAATAGGTTTTCAATTGATGATCAGTACACCAAAGAAGAGGCCCTGCTGCGATTAGGTGAATCAGCTTTTGCTGGTTTCTTTGGCGGTGGTGCAATCACTGGTGCAGGTAATACAGCTGTTGGTGCATTTAGAGGTGCTGGTGGCGTATTAAGCAAAGCAAAGAACTACATCGAAGAAGCCCGCCAGCAAAAAGCTGATAAGCAGATTGATGAAGAGCAATATGGCACTGATTCAATGGGCTTTACAGCCCCAGAGCCACAAGCCGCAGTTAACGCACAAGTTAGAGCAGCTGTAGATCCATCAAGCTCTCGACACTCTGTATGGATAGAAGGCGACCAACCTCAGTACAACGCGAAAGCAGATACCACTACTGAAGTGGAAGTTGAGTCTGGTGTAGACGAGAAAGGGAAGGTTACTTACGAAAAGCTCTACGTTCGCTTTATTCCTGGGCGCGGAACAATCCTTTCTAAGAACTTCGATATTGCAGAGCAGGTCGCTTTGTCTGAGGCCAGTGAGTCATCGCTTGCTGAAGCACTAGGTTACAGCGCACCGAAGCCTGTAGATGCTGATATCGCTATTGAGGCACTAGATCCTGAAGGGAACGTAGTTTGGCAACAAGGTGTAAATGAAGATGGTGTTGCAGATGCTATGGCTGCTGCTGAAAAGCAAGTGCCTGAAGGCGGATCAGTGCGACGCATCTCAATTAAGCAGGCCTTAGAAGATCGTAAAAAAGCATACGAACAAGAACGGGGCCCAACCGTACGCAACATTGATGTACCTGAAGATGTTCGAGAAGCATTTGCCGGTGTTACTAACGATAACAACTTCATTAATTTATCAGATCTAGACCCGCGCCAAGATCCAATAGAGGTTGATGAGAACGAGCGGCTAACAGAAGACGAAGGCGTACAAGACGTTGCTGCGTTTGCAGGCGACGGTGTTCAAGTAGGCGGCGTTGTAACTAGAGACGTTACAGGTGATAAACCATACAAGCCTACTGGAGGCAAAGTGTTTGAGGACACTGAAGCAGCCCGAGCGGAGTTCCAAGAAGCATATAAAGACGAGGATTTACCAGAGCTAGGTAAAGACGAATACGACACAGAGATTGATTTTTCTGATCCCCGTTTTGGAAACATGTCGAGCGCATTCTTGCGTTTTGCAGCGAAGATGCGCAGAGAAAACCCTGGCGCGTTTCTTCCCGTTATCAATGAGGACGGAACGTACAGTCTGTACCAGACAGTAGATCCACAAGAACAAATCTACAGTGACTCTCGTGACCCTGAATCCTTTAAAGACCCAGATATAGATGATGGTCAGGTCAAGCGTAAAGGCGTTGCTAACACTGTTAGGGAGTTCGTACGTAGAGCTCTGAAAACAGCCGCAGCTAGTGAGTTTGCTAGGAAAACATACGGCGGTAAGAAGACCAGAAAAAATCCTAAAGGCTGGCGTGATAAGAAACCTGAAGAACTCGTAACGGTTGATGGCAAACCAGTAAACCTTGTCGACTTAGTCGCCGAGGGTATGCGCATGTTGTCTAATGAGAACAACACCATGTTTACCGAAGGTGGCCAATATCAACGCCACCGTGCTGGCTTTGTAAGAATGATGGCGGAGCTGATCGGCGGTAACCCAGCAATGGAAGTGCGTATTGGTGGGATTCTCGTAACTGATTCTTACTTGAATCAGATCCAAGCAATGATGGCAGAAACAGAAGGTCAAATTGACCTGATGGAAGCCTACTCCAAAGAAATGGAGGCACTTGCTGAGGCTGAAGGTGTAGACGCTCCTAATGTATCAATCCCTGAGTTAGAGCAGATGTATAACGAACTTGCTTTGCTCGAGGAAGAAGCCAAGAGTGAACCCACTATCGCTAACTTGATTATAGAATCAAAAGCGTACGCCCGAGCATATAAAGAGTTCATGGAGAGCCCTGAGAAACAGGCTCACATGAAAGCTGTTGAAGAATACAAAGCTGCGAAAGAGGCTGACCCCGACGCAGATATCGAGTACCCCGAAGGCCCCGAGGCCCCCAAGAAGACCGGTCTTCTTGCGTTGATGGATGTAACGATTGGGTTTGAGGAGGGGCGCAGTAAAAACCAGCGCCCTAAAGCAATCACGTTAGGTAAGGCACTACGTACGCAAGATCGTTTGGCCCGCGACCGTAAGTACGAGGTTGTGAATGTAGCGGGTGACGTTGTTTTTGAGGGTAATCGCGATCAAACCATCGAATACATGGATAACAACCCAGACGCGACACTCAAAATTTACAGACCTGATAGAACGACTAGAGACGGCACAGTCTTGCCGCCTGAAGAAGTTACTTACGACGCACTAGTAAATGACGAGCCACAGTTAGGTTTCGAGGGCGAGCTAGGCTTCGTGCCCGATATGGAAGTTGATACAGACAACTTTGATACTGAATCAAAGAATGCTTTTGGTTATGCAAACCCAGGTAGTGAAGTAGCAACTAAAAACGTAGGTGTAGAAACTGTCGGGCTTGATGGCACCGGTCTGAATTTAGTTCGGTCGATATTTAAGACAGCTGCTCGGAGGCTTGGTCTAAGCAAGCCAGTCACTATGTTTAATGTCGATACGCTCCTCGAGGGTGGTGAGGACATCACCAATATGTTTGGTGACCCAGAAGTATTGAAGTATGTAACAGACGTTGCCCGCGAACTGAAAGACAACCCACAAGGCGGCGGCCGATACATTGGCTTCGGTGATGCCCACATCATTCTTCTTGACCCGTCTGTTGCAACGAACTCGCTAGATGCGGCCTTGATTGGTGCGCATGAACTTGGTCACGCATTATTCAGAGAGCAGTTGAATTCTACTCTGAAAAACCCAGCCCTATATAACCGTTTGTTTGCCGACTTCCAGAAAGCCCGAGACAAGAAGGGCGCACCTGAGTCATATAAAGGTAAGCGCGGTTTTGAAGAGTGGTATGCAGACCAAGTTGCCATATGGGCAAGTAAAGAATACATGAACAAACAAGCTAAAGGGCTTGTTGAAGCTGTCTTCAAACAACTTGGTCGCAAGTTGATGGATTTCTATAAGGCTCTAAGCAGAGACTTAAAGAAACGCTTTGGGAACAAAGCGTATTCACCAGACTTTGACGGGTACATGAAAGAAGTACTCAAGCGCCGTTATGCAGCGGATGTTGAGTTGTCAGCTGCGAAAGTCGCGACAATGGAGAAAAAGATAATTGTCCGCAAGATGGCTGAAGTTATTGAAAAAGAACGCCCAGGCTTCGTGGGCGCAATTCAGCGCAAGGTTGATGCAATCATCAGAAGTGATGGTTTCACTCCTATCTACAACTTTATGTTTACCGCGGACTCCCGTCTAAGAAAGATAGCTGGCAATAAGATGGCTGATCTTTTTTATTCGCGTGCGCAAGATAGCAAAGGTAGAGGGCGAAACAAGCTTGGCTTTATCAAGAAGTCAATGCTTGAAGGAAACAAGTGGTTCAATGAGCTGGAAAAAATGCTTGATGGAAAGCTTGATTCTGAAGAAGTACAAGCTTCTATTGATATTGCGTTTAGTGACACACCCACTCGAGACATTACAGATGCGAACGCACTGAAAGTTCGCGAATGGTTTGATCGTTTTTATGACGAGTACATTGAACCAAGTAACACCGATGTAGGCCGCCGACGTGACTATGCGCCAGTGGTGCTTAAGCTTTCTGCGGTTGAGGAAAATCCACAGGCTTTGATTAAAGCCATTTTGGAAGCTGAACCTGAAGCTGACGAAGCTAAAGTAAAAAGAGCTGTATCTAAGCTTGTCGGATATCAGCAAGCAGTGATGGATGAAGCCCCAATCAATATTGAAAGGACTGATCCATCTGCGTCAGCAGAAGAAGCTATTAGGCTCACCAGACTTGTTGGTAGAGATAAGCTGAAGGAGCTCAACCTTCTAGAGGATTCCGATGTCGCGTTGATGAAATACACGGCCAACATGGTGAAGCGTGTTGAGTGGAATCGAAATACTAAAGATGATTTTGGTAATAGCATTTACGAAGAGGAACTAAAGAAGCTTAGCCCTAAAGCTCAAGAAGAAGTTCAGAAAATCGTACATAAGTACCTTGGTTACCAAGAGACCCCGTTGAGTCCTATGTGGCGTGCAATCAATAGTTGGGGGTCAGTGTTACAAATCTTTGCCATCTTACCGCTCGCTGTTTTGGGATCGATACCCGAGCTGGCAGGCCCTGTGATTGCTAGTAAAGAGTTCAGTGCAGTTACAGTTGCTATGAAAGAAATTGTTAAAACAGTACAGAATCGTGACGAAGCGCGTCTTTTAGCTAGAGATCTGGGCATCGTCACTAGTCAGTCAGTAGCAAACGTAATGATGTCTCAAGCTGAATTGGACTTCATGGACACGCAGGCCCGAAAAATAACTGACGGCTTCTTCCGAGTTACTCTGTTGGATACCTATACCAAGTTCACACGTGAGTTCGCCGCGAACATGGGCGTAAGGTTCTTAGAGAAGCACGCTGACCCTGAGACAGCCAACGCGTTTTCCGCACGTTATTTGAGAGAGCTGGGCGTTACAGCTGAAGATGTAAAAGCGTGGTCTGATAGCAACCAAGACTTTAGTACTCCAGAGGGCAAAAAGGTTCGTGAAGCACTGCAACGGTTTGTTGAGTCATCAACATTACGTCCGAACGCAGCCGAGCGACCACTATGGGCCTCTGACCCCCGTTGGGCACTTATCTGGCAGTTGAAAGGCTTCTTCTATTCCTACGGCAAAGTGTTGTTGGCAGGTGCGAAGCGCGAAGCAGGTAGTCGATTAGAGGGCGCGTCGCGCGGTGATGTAACTACAGCGGCTGCGCTAACCGGTGCAGCAGGCGTCTTTGCTTTGATGGGTATAGCCACTATGCCTCTAGCAATGGTTGGTATGGAACTTCGTGAGTACGTTAAGTATGGATTGGCGTGGGCAATCCCAGGCGTTGACCACAACGCAAAAAACTATTTCCGCACTGATGATATGGGTTGGATGGAATACCTTGGTGCGGCATTTGATAGGTCGTTCGCAGCTGGCCCCGTAACTATTGGGTCGCAGGCTATGCAAGCGATGGATTGGGGCAGGGGCATCACGGGCGCAGCAGCTGTTGTCGCTGGGCCGACTGCTGAAACAATTAACCGCATGTTTACAGATGGTTTCTCGAGCACGTTTGAGAATCGCATGCTACCGACAGGACTTTTGTAATGAACTTTTTAAGCGCAATCATTGGCCCAATAGCGAATATGGGCAAGCAGTACATGGAAAACAAAGCGGCAGAGAAACAAGCGAAACACGAAGCCAAGATGAATGTAATCCAGAACGACGCGGACTGGGAATCCAAGATGGCGGATGCGTCTGCTAACTCATGGAAAGACGAGTTTTGGACAATTATATTAGCTGTGCCAATATTTATGGTTGGCTATGCAATCATCGCTGATGACATGACGGTTGTAGATCGGACTAAACAAGCGTTCCAAACACTCACAGAACTACCTGAGTGGTATCAGTACTTACTTTTCATCGCGATATCTAGCTCCTTTGGGATCAAGGGCGTATCGAAAATTATGGGAATGCGGAAGTGACAGATCCAGACACGAATCGGCGCTTTGACCGCCTTGAAGCAAAAATTGATCGGCTTACAGAAGTGCTGAGCAATCTTGCACGTATCGAAGAAAAGCTAATCGGTATTGATGGGCGGCTTAAGCGCCATGAATTTCGCCTCGATGAAAACGAGAAGAAGATCGAGGAAGTCTCGGAAACAGCCGCAGCTAATCAGACCGCAGCCAAAATCGGTACTGCAGCACTGGCTTCCATATGGACAGCCGTGTTGGGTTATTTGGCATGGCTTTTTAGAGGAGAGTAATCGTGGGCGACCACCACTTTAAATACTTCAAATATTCAGACTTCGACTGCCAAGAGACGGGAGAGAACGAAATGTCTGTTGAGTTTATACATCGTTTAGACGAGCTCAGAGAAGAGTGCGGTTTTCCGTTCTACATAACCAGTGGGTACAGATCACCTAACCACAGCATTGAGAAACGCAAGTCTAGTCCTGGCACTCATGCAGCCGGTATAGCCGCAGACATAGCTGTGCAGGGCGGGGTACAACGCAGAATTATTGTAGAGAAGGCGCTGGAGATGGGTTTTGGTGGCGTCGGCGTAGCTAAAGGTTTTGTTCATGTAGATATCAGGGAGTCCACACCCGTCCTCTGGTGTTATTAATTGCTGGTAATTTATTAGTAAGGCTAATATAATCAAACAATCTATAGGTACATAGAATGGCTTATTCACAAACCCTGAAATTGGTTACAGGCGACACCCTGCCAGAGCTGAATCTTACCCTGAGAGACAGCAACTCCGCTGCGCCTGGACAAACCTTAGACCCCAATAACAGTAGTACATGGGCCCCGATTAACGTATCGGGAGGCACGGTTCGTTTGCGTTTGCGAGAGCTGGGTTCGAACACCGTGAAAGCAACTCTACAGTGCCTCATTGTTGATGGCACGGCAGGCAAGGTTGCGACTGATTTCCCTACCGGCACTTTAGACACTGCGGGTACGTTCGAAGGGGAGGTTGAAATTACCTTCGCAGGCGGCGGGATACAGACCGTTTATGACCTGATTAAGTTTAAAGTCAGAAGCGATTTCGACTGATGTCTAAAGTTGATGCGAACTATCTGGACATAAAAGCGGGCACATCTTTTGTAAAGATTGATGCAGAGACCGCGTACCAGTTTGCAAAAGGCGAAATCAACTGGCAAGACGTTACAGCTACAGAAATATTTTTAGACCCTAACACGCTGAACCAATACATCCGCGATGGCGAAGTGTTCACCTTTTCGGATCTGGCTTCAGTGGAAGTGCAGAAGGGGATAACCGATTCGTTGGCCGGCTTTACTGACTCGCAAGTGCTCGAGGTACAAAAGGGCTTGTCAGACACCGTATCGTTTTCTGAAGCGGTAGATATCCTTTTAATTATCGTCAGAGACTTTGCTGACAGTTTTACTGTTTCTGATGTTGCTGTGCTCACTATTGAAAAGCCAGTAGCTGACAGCATTTCGCTTATCGATGCAGTAGCTACGGCTTTTGATTTAGAAAAAGCAGATGCCGTTAGCTTGACTGATGCTAGTGCAGTAGATGTAACGAAGCCCGTTACAGATACCGTTTCGCTCTCGGATGCATTCAGCAAGGTTGTTACTTACAGCAGAGTATTTTCCGACTCATTTTCTGTAGATGACCAGGCTACGGTTGATGCAATCAGTAAACAAACTGACTCAACCAAAACAAATGTCTTTTCACTAACAGATATATCAACGCTTTCCTTTGATAAGGAATTCGCTGATTCGTTTTCGTTTGCTGAAAGCCAACTGTTCTCAGTAGACAAACCACTAACCGATTCTTTTTCGTTTAGTGAAAGCGTGGCCGTCACGATACTTGGCGGTTCTTCGTCTGTGCTGAATGCCTCAGCACTTAACACATTTACCTTTAACTCTTAGAGGCTTTGAACATGCCAAATCTTAAATCAGATCTTAAATTAACAGGGCACGTTACCGTTGAAATTAACGGCAAAGTTGTCCAAGAGATACCTAATCTCGTCGTTACGGCGGGTAAAGAACATGTCGTTTCACGACTCAACGATGCTTCCGATTCTGTCATGACACATATGGCGGTAGGTACTGGTTCGACGGCTGCAGCCGCCGGCGATACTACTCTTGGCACTGAATCTGCCCGTGTAGCACTAACGTCAAGCACTGTGTCTGGAGCGACCATTACTTATGTCGCGACATTCCCAGCTGGAACGCCTAACACTCTTACTGCTTTGAACGAAGCTGGAATTTTTAATGCGTCATCAGGCGGAACAATGTTCTGTCGCACAGTATTTGCAGGCGTAGTAAACAAAGACACCTCGGATGCTATGTCCATAACCTGGGCTATTACTGCCTCCTAATAAGAGGAACAACTTATGTCAGTTAAGTTTTCCAATAATGGTAAAACTGTACTGTCTTCGGGTATATCGGCCTCCGATACGACAATACCTGTAACAGACGCTTCCGTATTCCCGACGATTACTGGTTCGGAGTATTTCTATGTAACGTTGGCAGACGACACAAACGTAGAAATAGTGAAAGTCACAGCAGTTAGCTCTAACGACCTAACAGTAACGCGTGCTCAAGAGGGCACGACAGCTAGAGCATTTGCGTCTGGTGATAAAGCAGAAAACCGGTTAACAGCTGGAAGTCTGACCGACATTGTTGGCGGCATTTCTTCTGACATTGTTGAGAAACAGTTTACGTCTGACTCTGCGTTACAGGCCGGTCAGCCATGTGCTCTCAAATCAAACGGTAACATTTCCTCTATCGGTGGCGGCGGTACGTTAGCTGCTTCTACCGGCAACTTCTTAGAGGTCAATGCCCCTGGAGACCCAAATGGTGGTTTAAAAGACGGAGGTCGTTTAAATCTTGCTTATGACGGCGACTACGGGATCATGCTTGGCGTCGATGATGGGGACGGTGATAAAACTTTCTATCAAGTGTTCTCTCTCAGTGGTACGACAATTAGTGCGGTCGGTAACTCTACCATCGCTCAAAGTCATGGTTCCTTCTTTCCCGATGCAATTGTTTATGACTCAAGCCTACAAAAATATGTCTGTGCTGGGCGGCAAAACAATGCAGGGACAAACACTCAGTCTCATGCGTATTACATAACGCTCGACTCAAGTGGCTCGGCAACTGTTTCTTCGGCTTTTGAAAGTACTCCCCACAACAGTACGATCAATTACGACCCTGCAATGGTTACATTGGGCGACGGCAGACAAGTGCTGTTTTTTATGGACATGAGCTCTGAGCTTAATGCTCAAGTTCTAACGTGTAATGGCACCGACATAACTTACTCTGCCCCCGTTATCATTGACCCAAATGGCAGAAACCGCCCATTTATTGTGAAGAAGATCAGCGGCGGGAAAATTATTGTTGTGTACAACTCAGACGCTATTAGCGGTGAAAGTACAGAAGACATTATGGCTTGTGTGATTACTCCAGCGGCTACTGGAACGTCGCTGAGCGTTGGCACACCTTTCAAGATACATGGTGGTCACGAGGGTAACGATAACCTTGCTGCTGATGTTAGTGATAACGGCAAGGTCTTGATCTTTGCTAGACCTGGGTATTACGCCGATGGTGTAGTAGATAATCCACAGGCCAAATGGCGAGCTTACGTTACTGATGTAAGTGGCACCTCGTTCGGCTCCGTCACAATGACAGATAACCTTGGAGATTCTCGTCTTGGTGATGTTACTTGGGACTCTGCGCTAGGTCAGTTCGTTTATACATATCGCGAAGATTCCGGCTCTACTTTCAAGCTTGGCAGACGGTTAGTAGATATTGGCTCTAACAACAGTGTCATTCCTAGCGCAGAATTGCTTTTCAACTCAGGCGCTATAAAAGATACCTATATCCAAACACTTGGTCTTGGGTCAGGTAAATACATAACTGCGTTTATGGAAAACCAAGGTTCAGAGTCTTTGCGATCTGGTTTTCTTGTGGCAAGGCAAGAATCGCTAACGCTTCCTGGTGCACCCGTTGCTGACTACATAGGTATAAACAAAACTGCGGTAGCAGAAGCTGGAACTGCAACTGTTGTTCTTGCCGGTATTGCACCTGCTAACGCATCTCTTGTTGTGGGAGATGACTACTGGATTACTAACCTAGGTGTATTCCAAAACTCTGACTCTGGTTATCAAAAAGTTGGTAAAGCCATTTCATCATCTGAGCTAATCCTAGATCCGTTTGGCGACTTGGATACAGATACAACGTACACAGCAGGAACTGGCCTGTCGTTAACAGGTACTGAGTTTGCTAATACTGCTCCAGACCAAACTGTCACACTCACAGGAGCGGGTGCTACTAGTATTTCTGGTACATACCCGAACTTTACGATTACCAGTACAGATACTAATGACCATGCTTC